CAATTTGTCGTAAGCGAACTTGATCTTGTCCGCGAAGAACGCCTTGGCGTCGTTGAGGTTGTGCGCGATCACGCCTGCCGCAGTATTGGGAATGAACAGACAATCATCCAGCATGTCTATCTGGATAACCGTCGTAAATCCCTTCTGTCGGGCTTTAAGCACCACGTCCATACCGTGGCGCTCATCAATGAACTTCGCCTGATCTTCATTCATGCGGAACGGCACAGTTGCGCCATTCTTGTCCTTGATGCTGTAAAAACCGTCAGCCAGACGATCGCGCTTAGTTGGCCAGCGCTTGGCCGCAAGGTTTAGGACTTGTGCCCCAGCCATGAGGCAGCCTCTTCGCTAAGGTCGATGATCTGCTTAGTCTCGTTCTTCTCGCGCCAATCATTGGGGAAGCGTGCCGCCATTGACCGCGACCACATCGTAGACTGAAAGACCTGCGACTCTAGATTGTCGCGGCCCTTCTTTTCCCACCATACCTGCGAAAGCTGCCTCGCATATGTTAAGGCTTCTAGAAATTCCGGATGCGCTTCCGGCCAGTTGGCTTCAAGCGTTGCGCGAGCCACACCGATTTCCGTCGCCATCTCAACGACAGACGCGCCAGTGCGACCGAGTTCTACAACCCGATCGCAATAGCTGGGATCATAATCTGAGGGACGTCCTGCTGGCATTATCGGAATATAGCACGACAAACGCTGACCGCCAACCACCAGCCTATGCCATAGCTTGCGACAACCATGGCCACTGTTCCAATGGTCTTCATTTCATATCATCCCACATATGCACCCGCACGGCCTCGATGGCGGCGGTGGCCATCTCAAGATAATCGTGCTGCATCGGTTCATTGATGTCACGATACCGCCCGCCGCTAATACCTCGTTTGGCGTTCCAGCGGGATTTATCTCTGAACGCGTTAGCGAACTCATCGCCATTAGCTCTAGCAATCGCTCTAGCCACCCGCTCCACCAAAGCCTCGTCATCTAGGGTCATGACTTATTCTCTCTCGCCATCGTGAGCATGACACCAGCAAAAATCACAATAAAGAAAATGAGAACGAAGGCAAAGCAAGCCAGCATCTCGATCGTATCATGATCCATGCTACTCTCCCTTTCGGTGGGTGGGGGTGGACAGAACACCATCTTTGCGGGGTGCGCGCTGGGGAATGTCAGAACGGCGAGTGCACCAGCTCTTACCGTTTCCGCCGTAGTTGGCCTGATCCTGAACTTCGGTTTTGCCACATTGATGGCAATGTCGCTCCTGCACCGCGTACCAACCGACTGGTTGATGGGCATAAAGGACAGTGCCGCGATCGGTGATGAGCCAGTCTGACCATTTGTGCCGATGCCAGATGCTCACCGCCCCGCCTCCTTTTCGAGGGCGCGGCCGCGTTTCAGAGCTTCACGGACCGCATCTTCGGTCGTCTCAAGCTCGTTCTCTTCCCACCGATGCAGGATAAACTGGACCTCAGCCTCATCCGCATCAACCGGCTCGGGCAGCAGGGCGACGATGGCGCGGGCTTCGTCGTAATGTGGGTGTGGGTCATCATTGCCGTCCATGCCCCTCACAAGCGCAATCATACGCTCCATGACCTCCGGCCCCACCTCACTCGGGCTTGGCGCTATAGACCCCGTTCCCGGGGCTTGGGCGACGTTGCGGATGCGCCAGCCACTGCGAAGAACTTGGCCCTCGTCATCTACAATCCAATTAGCGCCCACCAACGTGACGAACCAACTGCCCGAGTTACGCTTAGTGGTATCACGGTGGTCAACCGCCAGCACCCGTCCATCCACATGCACAGCCTCAAGCTGTCTTGACCAATCCACACTCATCCCACCTCTCCCTGTCCGTCATCCGCGCCGTTGAGGGCCGCAGCAGCAATTTGCCTACGCTCGACAGCGATATCCTTCCAATCGTCAAAACCCATAGGAATCGGGCCATTGGCCGGCTTGGCAATCTCCCGCAGCGCTGCCTCGTACGCCGCCAGCCGTTGGAGTTTGGCTTTGCGCTTCTCGCGATATGCGCGGGAGGCTTCGGATACGGTAAGGGTCATTCGACTTCACCTTCATCGGTTATCTCGACCTGCCAAGGGGACGGGCAGTAGCAAACATTGCCCTGATTGAACTGCTCCAGCGCTTCCCACTTCTCAACGTGATCAAACGTTACGGTGTTGAAAGCCATTTCACGCGCCTGCTCCTCGGTTTCAGCCTCAACTTCAAGAAAAGCATGTCCAGCGATAGGCATGGTTACGGACCAAAGTCGCATCATCAATCTCCTTCCCCACCACCCTCCCACAACAAGCGCTTAGCGTCAAGCGCTTTCTCACCCCACAACCACGGCAGGGGGAGGGGCTATATCCACGTCTCGATATAGCTCGCCCGCAACCGCCACCATCCATCGCAACGCAGCCGCTGCATCGACCGCCGTGGCGCAATCATCGCCTGATGCCCTGGGGGTAGCCATGTGCCATCTCGGCAGTCGCGGCCCTTGTCTTGTCTATCTATCATAAAGTGTCCTCGACTGTCCCTTAGCGCGCGCGATGCAGCCAACCCCGTCCAGATATATAGAAAAAAAGAGTTTCTTATATCTTTCCTGCGTAAGGGCCAGTTGGTGACACTCCATAAGCCAAAACGCCCCAAAACCACGACGAACCGTTAATCTTCAAAGAATGCCTTAACCTTGCGCTGCGCTTCAGCCCTGCGCTCCCGCTCGGTTTCGGCACGATCAGCGAACAGCTTATGGGCCATTGGGTTGACCTCCCAAGCCGCAGAATCGGCGCGAGCGGGGATCTCGGTCAACCATCCGAACGAAACCATCTGCTCGAAAATGGCATGTCCATCCGCTTTGGTCATCCGTCGCATGGCCCTGGTTCCGCGCGCCAGCGTCCTCAGCGTGACCTTTTCCTCGCCCTTGGACAGGATGTAGCCAGCCACGTCCTTGATGATCTCGTGGTCGTCTGTCAGCCCGGCAACGTTGGTGTAAAACGCTGACGCATGACGGCGCAGGAATTTATGCAGGAACTGCGAAGCTCGCCGCGCCGTGTCTATACCCACCACCGCCTCTAACGGCGTGTCGGGGCTGTGCGTGACATGCTCGATGCAGTGAAAGATGATGCACAGACGTCCGAACAGACCATCGTACTTGCCGATATGCGAGGCGATCTTGCGGTTGGTCGTTTCCATGCTGGCGACCATATCAAGGTGCTGCAATTCCAGCTCGGATCGCAGCGCCTGAGCCTCATCACTGAACGTCAGCGGAAGCGTACCCAGGAACGACTCCGGCGGTTGCAATGCCCACAGCCGGTCGATCAGCGCATCATACTCACCAGCAACGTCCGGCATCTCTACGTCCTTGCCGGGGAAGGGGTCTCCCAGCATGATCGGGAAAAACCTCTGCATAAGGCCGTCATCCGATGCGTCAGCCATGATCTTGCGGATAGGATCCGGCTGCACGCCACCGACGATGGAGATGGAGAGATTGTCCACGAACGCCGCGTTCCGCCCGATACGATCAGTGGCGTAATGACCGCCGTTGAACGCCTGTAGCCAGAACGATCGGTCCTTGGCGCCACCTTTGCCGCCGCTGTATTTCTCGATGCCCCCAAACCAGCCGCTAAGCTCGTCCTGCAAGGCCAGCACGCCGTCAGGATTGTGAGCGCACACCTCGGCTGCCGCTTCCATGGTAATATCGCTGATCCGCAGCCGGTGGGGCACAGGCGGGACGCCGTTCTTGCCGTCCGCAAGCCAGTCCTGCTGGTTGCGCTGGTATTCGGACATTAGCCCTGCATCCAGATCCGCAACCCGCTTGGTGGCGGCGCGGATCATTGGCGTCTTCTTGCGGCTGGGATCGCCCACCAGCATGACCCAAAGACGGGCGGATTCTTTCCAACCGGCATCATGACGCTTCATGCGTAACTGGATCGTATCGCGGATGACCGCACTACACGCCGCCAACGCCGCCATTGCAATTCCCGAAGGATCGCACCCGATCATGTCAGCCCGCGTCTTGGCAAAGCGCGCCAACAGCGGCGGGAGCAAAGATTCCGGGAACGCGGGCGCCGCCGTGCGCTTCCACAAGTCCAGCGGGCCTTCCTCTGCATCTTTTTCTGCCTGTGCGCGTACCTTGCGGGTGGCAAAAGATGACAAGGCTTCATCGATCTGTCGGCGGACGGCATCAACGCCGTGCGCGTTTTGTTCGTCGTTGAAGTCCCAACCCTTGTCGGGGCCGCGAGCGATGATGACCGCGCAATCCAGTTCCTGGCCGAGAGCCGTGAACCTGTCCGCCTTGTCTTGATCCACCGCCAGCACGACGAACGATCCGTTGGCATGGATCTCGCGCGCGACCCGTTCCATGTTGTCGGCGCTGAAGGCAATGCTGACTTGATCCGATTGCGCCATCCATAACGATGCGCCTGTTGCAAACCCCTCGCAGACCAGCGTTCGGCCCATGCTGACGCCGATGTTGAACCGCCCGCCTGCGCTTGGCGCACCAGTGGCGAACAGCTTCTTTCCGCCGGACTCAGGCGGTATCGTCTGCACCGTCAGAATTTCGCCTTCGGTGTCGAAGACGGGCAGCAGCAGGTTTGCGCCTTCCGCCCTGATGACCGGCAAATCATCGAACAGCTCGGCAATACCCTTGCGGATGAGATAGGGATGGTTGACATCCGCGGGCCGCGCCTTTTCCCAACGCGCCGAAGCCTGCGCCGTACCCGCTGCCTTACGCTGGTTTTCTCCTGCCTCGCGCGCCGTGCGCAGACGATCGCGCTCGCGCTGTGTGTCTGGTGACATAACGGCCACCCTTCCCCCGGTTAGGGATTCAATGGCTTCGGTGATGGACAACCCGTGCAACTGCGCAACGTAATCGATCACATCGCCGCTAGCGCCGCAGCCGTGGCAATGGAATTTCTCCTTTGCCGGATTGACCGAAAAGCTCGGCGTCTTCTCGTTATGCAGCGGACACAGGCCCTGCCACTCATTACCGACACGGCGAAGTTTTATAGTCTTTTGCACCTCATCCAGCAAAGGGTATTGTGCGCGGATCGCGTCGAACTCATGGCCCCGGCTTGCTGTTGCTGTCATGGCTGCACCGGTGCGGGAGGGAGGGGCATCCAGTGAGTAACTTCGTGTTCCCACACTAATGCGTCGTGCATCAATTCTTCGGCGTACGAAAAATACCCTTCCTCGCCAATATCTTTCGCCGTTTCCTCGTCATAAGGATACCAGCGAATCACCTCAGGCCACTCATAGCCGTCTGCCCAAACCATGAACGCCGTGCCATCCCCCGGCGCCGTCTCGATCGGCTGCCACCCGCTCATGCTTCCTGCTCCAGATAGTCGGAGATCGTCTTGACCGTGGTGTAGGTCATTTCCGTGCGTTCCGTGGCGAGGTTGTAAATCCGCGCGTATGAGATGCCGGTGCGGCGGCTAACCTCTTTCAAATTTCGATCCGCCAGTTTGACCTTAATTTCTTCCAACGTCAGCATTTCGTTTCCCTCGCTAAAAAAGACGCTTGACGTATGACGATATGCGCTCGTATCGTCAAGTCGGAAGCAAGAGAGAAAGGAAACCAAATGAGCGTCCTTGCCACTGGCCGGGTATCGACCCGGCGCCCCCTGATCGCAACGCTGGTAGGCGGTCCCAATACCGGAAAATCATCTCTCGCCTGTACATTCCGCAAACCGTACCTGCTGCGGACCGAAGGCGAGAACGTCCCCAGCGACATTCCCGACGCTCGCCTGCCTGCCGGCCCCGAAGAGCCGATGGCAGATGCTGCCGAGCTGTGGGCGCAACTCAAGGCTCTGCATGAAGACGAGCACGACTTTTCCACTCTGATCGTGGACAGCACGTCCGGATTGGATGAGATGTTCGCCAATCAGGTCATGAAGGACAGCGGCAAGAACACGCTGGCCACCGCACTTGGCGGCTATGGAGCTGGCTATGAAGCCGTTGCTGCGATGCACGGCCGGGTGCGCAAGATGGCGGAAATCCTGCGCCGTGACCGCGGCATGTCCACGATCTTCATTGCGCATTCCGACATCATCCGTCTGGAACCGCCGGACAGCGAGGGGTATACGTCACACAGCCTGCGCCTGCACAAGAAATCGATC